TACAGGCCACTTCCCATGTCGTTGATCACACCGCCACACCGGTCGCCGTTGAGAAGACAGTCTTTAAGCAGATGCTTCGGGCCATGCCCAACAAGTACCTGCGAAACCGTGCTGCGATGCGTCACTATGTTTCCCCGCATGCGGAAATTGAGTATGCAGACAGCCTGTCTAACCGGGAAACCCCGTTGGGTGATCGGAAAGTTGTTGGATGGATGCCGAATTATGCTTACGGTATCCCCGTCAGACCTGCGGCTTTGATGCCGAACGCCAAGGGCATCTTCACGTACCCGAAAAACCTCATCATGGGTGTTCAACGCCAGATCATGATAGAGACCGACCGGGATATTCGTGCTCGTGTGCTGGTGGTTGTTTTGACCATGCGCCTCGATATGAAGTTCGAGGAGGAAGACGCTGTGGTCAAAGTTGACGGCCTTGACCCTGACTTATAAAATCCAATCGGTTATCGATAAGGAGTGAGAGATATGCCACAAGTTACACTGCTCGGCAACGAGGGTAACACATACACCCTGTTTCAAGGCGTCAAGGAGTACTTCTTTGAGGCTGGTGTTCCGCAGGATGTCCCTGTGTCAGTTGCTCTCGAAGCCCAGAAAAAACGAAAGGCGAAAGATGAGCCGATGTTTGAGGTTTCAGACTTGCCTAATATCGTTGGTATTAAGGATGACGACCCACCGGTTGTACCGGAGGAAGCTATCCTTGCGAGTTCCGGGCAGAATGTAGATCGGAAGCTGACGAATTTGAGGTTTGAGACATGGCTTTGATTACTACAGTTGGGGGCGCAGACTCCGACAGTTATGTGACACTGGTTGAAGCGGAAGCTACCCTTAAAAAGTTCTACCCAGAGCAATACGAACAATGGGTAGACATCGAAACGGACGAGGAGCGAGAAGTTCTCTTGCGAGGTTCTGCCGAATTGATGGGGTATCTACCGCTGCGTGGGAGGAAAGTATATTGTGACCAAGCGTTGCACTTCCCACGTATGCTTAGGAGAGACCCTGATGACGCTGTGTATGACAGCATCCCAGACGGTATAAAAGAGTGTCAAGCCCAGATAGCATTTAACGTGTTATTCCGGGCCTCCCTCTCTAACGCTGCTGTTGAGGATGGTGCTGTATCAGGCTCACGGGTAACTCAGGTTTCTCTCGGAGGAGGTCTCTTAATGGTCTCCTTTTCAGGCGACAACGAAACGTCAGGGACTATACTGGATAGGATTACTCGATCCGTAAACTACCAAAGTTATCTGTCAATAAAGAAATTTTTGTCACAGGTACGTGGTGGAATCGTCGAGGACGAAGGCTATAACGAACCATGTAGGGAGCTTGCCTAATGAGCCTCTATACACAAGTTGCGGGACCGACTAAAGCCTTTCTGAATCAGCTCATGGCTGATAAAGACCTGTCTCGCCCAGTTACCTACAAGCGTCACAAAAAGACGACTTTTGATGAAACGAAGGGACATAACGTCACAACATGGGATTCGTTTCCCATGCCAGCAACTAAACTATTACATAACCAGCGCACGGTTGAAGTGTCGAACTCAAAGGTCGAGGTAGGTGATTCACTTTTCTTGATCCGTGGGGATGACTCGCCGGACGGCATGACCCTAAAGGACCAGATCGTTGACGAAGACGGTATGAAATTTCGGCTGAAGGGTATTGATAATATCTTCGGCATTGCCGTTTCTATAACAGTTGATGGGTGGAAGTAAATGATCCATTTTGAAATACCAAAAGAGTCATTAGAAGTGCTCGAACGTTTTACTACTGCATTGCGTGACATGCCAGAAGTTGCGGAAGGGGCGCTGAGTGACGTACTGACCACCATAAAAAATCTGGTACAGGAGGAAACGCCTGTTGGGGAAACTGGAGATCTGAAAAGCGGATGGTCGTCCATTTCTCAGGTTGCCGGTGGATACTCATTTGAGAATCGAACCCCGTATGCCTACGTTATTGAGGAAGGCAAATTTAGAGGGGTTGGTCCGAGAACCGTACGAACAGGAGACGGGATCTTTTCAAGACAAGCACCAAAAGGAATGACCGGTCCCGTATTGAGTGACGATGCGGCTATTAATAGAAGTATTCTGTTCGTGCTGGAGCGAATAACGAGAGCTTTGGAGGGATAAAAATTGGAAGAACGAGAAGCTATAATCGTTGAATTGCAAAAGCGACTCGCTTCTGTTGAGGGTAACAATGCAGCAGACCGTAATCCTGAGTCTCCACCAGACGCTTCATCCATGCCCGTGATTAACTTCTATGAGCTGGACGATAACGTAGTAAAATCCAGCCAAAGAGGAGGGTATCCCGTTTATACTCGTGTGCTGAATGTTGTGATAGAGCCTTTCATACAAGGTGAGGAACGGGGCTCCGAGACCAAGGAGCTTCAAGCCTTTTGTCGAAAGTTGTATATCAAGTTGTATGAGAAAGTCGGAAGTAATGCGCCTAACTCGCTCGGTGGTCTTTGCTCGTTTGTCGAGACCGCAAAAAGCCGTGTGCTGAGACCGGCAACTGGACCGAAAGTTGCTGGAATTGGTATCGCAATCGCAATAACCTACCTTGAGGATACAGGTAAGAACATATAACATGGGAGGAAAACGCTATGACTCCGAGTACTGACAATTATACTCTTGGGAAGGGCATTGTTTACTTCAATAAGAAGGAAACTGATGGCTCTTACAAGGGTGAACGTGATCTGGGGAACGCCCCCGAATTTACGTTCAATATTGAACTGGCGGCTCTGGAGCACTACTCCAGCCGGGGTGGACTCCGGGCCAAGGATAAGAAGGTGATTAACGAGATCACTCCGGGAGTTGCCTTCACGCTGGATGAGATTACCGACGAAAACCTTGCGTTGCTCACAATGGGCGAGGTTGAGTCCGTAGTACAGGCCATTGCGGATTTTACGGATGACTTCACAGAAGTCACCCTTGACCGCTTTGTGGAGCTGTCCAAACGGGCCGTTGGGATCTTCGTCCTTCCCATTGAAAACACAGTCGGTGGCCCTTTCGAGATCGGGGAAACCGTAACCGGTGGGACCAGTGCTGCAACCGCTGTTGTTGCCGAGCAATCTGCTGATTCTCTGAAGCTTGTTACTGTGGTCGGAACTTTCCAAGCCGCAGAAGAAATTACAGGCGGGACCAGTTCTGCAACCGCTGATACCACCGGGGTTGGTGCCATTACTTCCGGTGTGCTGGCCGTTACGGACGATACCGAGACCACGCAGTATGTGGCCGGGACCGACTACACCGTCGATGCTGCCGTAGGCCGTGTTAAACTGCTGGATACCGGTTCCATCGCTGCGGACTCTGATGTCAAGATTAAGGGTTCGTGTGAGGCGTCCACCTACAAGAAGATCAAGGCTATTGCGGTCTCCGAGTTGGAAGGTGCTCTGCGTTTTGTATCTGACAATCCTGTTGGTAACAATATGGAGCTTCAGATACACCGTGCTTCTCTGACCCCTGCCGGTGATACGGCTATGATCGGTGAGGACTGGAGTACTCTTGGTTTTGAGGGGGAAGTCCTCAAAGATGAAACTGGCCATCCCGACAGCCCGTACTTCAATATTCTTATGACGTAGGGGTTGCCCTAACCGTTAATTTTTCTTTAATCGGAAAGGGGCCGGATGCAATCGCTTGCACGGCCCCTTTTTCCAAAAGGAGATACCAGAATGAGTGACGATGCGAAACGTCTAACAGACGCAGATTGGGATTTACTTCTACCAGAGAAAGTTGCTAAACTTGGTTCCACGGAGATTCCGATTAAACCGATGGGACTCGAAACGCTGGCCTCTGTCATCCGTGATGTCAAAAGCATCCAAGGTGAACTCACCGAGGCTGGTATCACTCTCCAGAACTACTCAGATATCGATAAGTTGATTGCTATGACTTCTGCGGTTCTTGACCGAATACCGGAAGCAATGCAGAAAGCGTCTGGGATTCACGTCGATGACCTGAAGCGACTCCCGTTAAATGCTGCGGTTCATGTGTTAGGCGTTGTACTGGACGCTAACATCGACTCCCACGAGGGTTTGGAAAAAAACTTGCTGGACTTGGCGGGGAAGATCGGGAAGCTGACGGATACGGGCTTGGGAACGTCGTCCAGTTCCTCGTCAGATCAGGACATGGGTGGCAAGAAATAAAGAAGTACTCGCTCGGAGAGATCGGGGTATTTATCCGGGCATCGAGGGAAGCGGACGATCAAGAGTATAGCCGGATGCTAATGGCAAATTGGATTGGCACACACGCATCCCAAAAGGGAATCAATAAGATAGTTTTAGAACCCCATAAAGTACGTAGGGCTAAAGCAATCGCAAAAGATCCGAAGGCGGTCCAGAACGAGTGGATGAGATTGGCCGCTTTCAATAGGAGCATAAAGCGTGGCTGACGTACTGACGAAAACAATTCGAGTTATTATCAAGGCGATTGACCAGACCGGGGGAATAGTCAAGTCAGTTGCCGGTGGTCTTGGCAAACTCGGCGATCAGGCTAAGAAGACAGGTAAAGATCAGGACGGTCTCAGAAAAGGCACGGAGAAGGCCACTGATGCTGTCCGAAAGCAGGGAGCCCAAGTCAAGAAGGGAGCAGGTGCCTTACGTCTTTTCGGATCGTCTTCCCAGAAGGCCCGGAGAGAAGTCACTGCTATGGGTACTGCTGCCAAGTCTGCCGGTGCCGGTATCGGAAGTCTTATCTCCAAGTTTACCACTGCCGCTGCGACTATAGGCACTATTGCTTTCCCGATTGCCAAGGCTGCTCAGTTCGAGAGGGCCATGGCAACTGTCGGTGCTGTATCGGGTGCCACCGGAAAAGACCTTGATTCGTTGACCATGAAAGCACGGGAGATGGGCGAGAAGACTGAGTTCTCTGCCACCCAAGCTGCGGACGGTCTCCGATTCTTGGCGATGGCCGGTCTTAATGTAGAACAACAACTCGCCGCTCTCGAACCCGCCCTGAACCTTGCCCTTGCCGGTAATATCGAACTTGGACAAGCTGCTGATATAGCCACCAACATCATGACAGGTTTCGGTGCTTCAGTTTCCGAACTTCCCGGCATGATGGACGTACTGACCCAAGCCTTCACGAACAGTAATACAAACCTCACCGAACTCGGCCATGCAATGGCCTACGTTGCCCCTGTCGCTGCCGGGATGGGTGTAGAGTTCAACGACCTTGTATCTGCAATGTCAGCCCTTGCCAATGCTGGCCTGAAGGGGTCGATTGCTGGAACGGCTCTCAGAGGTACACTTGTTAAGCTATTCAAGCCGACCGCCAAATCTGAGAAGGTCATGCAATCGCTTGCACAACGTATCGGACAGACCAACATTGAACTGCGAAATGCGGAAGGTGGATTCATTGGGTTTGCCGGACTTATTGACCAGTTTGCAGCCGCCAACGTTTCGGCTGCTGAGGCCATGGAGATATTTGGTCTACGTGCTGGACCCGCTTTCATTGCCTTGTTGAACCAAGGGTCTGCGGAGATGCGGAGATTCAACAAGTTGATGGATGAAGCTGGAGGTAGAACCGCTGAGATTGCAAAGGTTATGGGGAATAACTTTGTCGGTGCTACGAAACAGCTCCTATCCTCGTTGCAGGAACTCGCCATTAACTTTGGGTCTGCTTTTCTTGGTGATCTGAAGGAAGCTACTCTGTCGATACGAGATTTGGTTATCAGTATCAATACGTGGGTCAGTGCGAACAAGACGCTTGTTAAAAATGTCGGATATGCTGTCGCTGCACTCGGAGCACTCTCGGCTGCGGCTGGACTTCTGGCAGTTTTCAAGACTCTTGCCGTTGTTGCATTGGGTCCATTTACTAGTGCTCTCAATTTGATCAAAGCTAAGGGTCTTGTTGCCGTTGCTGCCCTCGCTACCATCGCTGCTACGTGGGGAGAACTAATTTATGAGATGGTGAAGTCCAACGGAGATCTTGAGAAATCCGTTGAGAACTGGGACTTTGCCAAGTGGCTCAATAACCTGACGTTGCCTTTCATCGAATCAAAGAAAACCATTGGTGACTTCGCCACCTATGCAATCGCCTTCTGGGATAAGTTTTTCTCGAAGATCGGATATGGGTGGGCGTTGATCCCTGTGGCTATGAAATCTGCGTTTTCTGACGGGTTGGATCTCATAGCAAATTTTGCACAAAATATCCTTAATACCATGAAGGAAGTTCCCGGCCTCGGACAGTTGTTAGGATGGAGCGGGGATGTAGACAGAATCCAGCAGTCTATCGATGGTATTCGAGCTGCGGCACAACGGCTGAATACCGAAGCACAGAACGGATACCGTGCTGCGAACAAAGCTTATCAACAGCAAATCAAATATGCCAATGATACCCAAGCCGGTATCGAGCGGACTGCTGCGGCCAGAGAACGGGAAGCACAGCTTATTGATTACATGGGAAGGCGAGAATCAGCGGTTGCCCAACTCCGTGCCAATGCTCAGTCTGAGATTCGGGAAGCAACAAAGAGTGTTCGGGAGGAGATCGAGAAACAAAACAGAGTCCTCAAGGGTCTCTATGAACGTGTCGGACAGGCATCTGAGAGATACAAGATATTTGTCGATCAAGCAAAATCTGCGCTCGAATCGCTTGGAAAAGCTACGAATAAGGCGCTTTCGAGTATCTGGGAAAACGTTACCAATGATCAGGCTGTGGCTGATGTCGAGAGACAACTTCAGCAAATCCAAAGGCAATACGAAACGTACTCGGACCAAGGTGCTGCTGCCATAAGACGAGCAGAGAGTTCTATCTCAAAGGCCAGAATTGAGGCAACCAGAAATGGTGTTGATGAGTCACTCGCCCTTATTGAAGCCCAGAGGACTCGTGAGATTGCACTGCTTAACGAGACCAAAGAGAAAGAGGTTGCGGTTGCCAAGGCTACGATAAGTGATGTTGCCACGCAGAGGAAGCGTCTGGAGCAGATCGAAAAGGATAGTCAGAGAAATATCGTTGCTGTTAATGAGAAAACTCTGGCCCAGAAGAAAGCGTTGTACGAGAAGGCTACCACGGCACTCAAGTCCGAATTGGATAAATCGCTATCTGCCGAGCGTTCCATTGCCGATGAGATTATCGCTGTTCAAGACAAGATCCGAAATTCTAAAAAGTCCACCGAGGAGCTTGTTCGTGGACTGAGAAGGCAGGGATTGTCAGAGGAGAGAGCGTATGCTGACGAAGTTGCGGAAGTAGATGAGAAGATCGCTGCTGCGACTAAGTTGATGGCGACCGACACGAAGAAGTCTATCCAACTGTTGCAAGAAGCCCAGAGACAAGCCTCTGGACTTGTGGGTGAAATTTCCAGTGGCGAGAAGATACTCGTCTCTGAACAGCAAACGATCAACGAAGCTATTTCACAAGTTGAGAGAGCCCAGAGTGCAATCGAAGCTGGAGCTGCCTCTTACCAACAGAGTCTACAAGGACAGCTTCAGGCTCAGAAGCAAAACACGGATGGTATTGTCAAACAGCTTGATGCGGTCGGCGGGAAGCTGCAAGATACTCGTGATCAAATGCAGCAAGGCATCGAGATCAGTATCAGGATCGAGCTTGGAGATTTTGAAGCTCGGCTGGAAGATATTACCAGACAGAGAGAAATTGTTGTCGGTCTCGAAACCCAGTTTGCGGAAGGAAAGCAGGAACTAACCGCTCTGCAAAAAGATCTGGCAGATACCACTGAAGTCGTCAAGATTAAATACGATGCGGAGATTGCCGATGCTATCCGTGCGATGGACGAAGTTGAACGTAAGAAGCTTGGAATCGC